AGCATGCTAAAGCCAGCATGGGACTGGGTTAGCGGAATATTCGCAGATCCAGTCGGAACAATAAAGAAAAGTTGGGAAACACTTACAGGAGCATATGCAAATTTTGGCTCTTTCATTTACGATAAGGTGCTTAAGCCAGCGTGGGATTGGGTTAGCGGAATATTTACGTGGCTAGACACTGATAAGCCTGAAGATTCTGAAGGTTGGTCAATATCAAAATTAGTTACAGGCGTATTTAAAAGTGTAAAAACGTTTCTTAGTGGAATGTTCTCTTGGACCAAGCCTAAAGATTCTGAAGATTCTGAAGGTTGGGGAGTATCAAAATTAGTTAAAGACGTATTTCAAAATGTAAAAACGTTTCTTAGTGATTTATTTACGTTTGACTCATCAAAAATAACTCTGGCAGACATTGCAGGTAAAGCAGTAGACATTTATATGATTGTTCCAAATCTAGTACTTAAGGCAGTCACGGGAATAGGCAGCTGGTTAGCAGGGTTATTTGGATTTAAAGAAACTGAAGCGAAGCTAGAAGAAGCAGGCAAGTTTTCTATTAGTGAGTTAGCAATGAAAGCATTCAGTGGTGTCAAGAACTGGATTACAGAAAAATTCTCAGGTGAGATTAAAATAGGAAATTTTTCAACCAATATTGGCGATATCATAAAAAGCGTAGGAGACAGTCTTAGCTTAGTTAAAGATATATTAACTGCGACAGTTCAATATGAAATTACTCGTATTAGTAATGGTTTTAAAAATTCATTTGATCGCATTGCAAACTTTATCAACAACCTAGGCGATAATCTTTATATTATCGCATCAAAGAATTTACAATTTGAATTAGCTCCAATTGCTATCAAAAATCCTTTTACCGGTAATACTCTTGTCGAAATACCTGGATTTAAAGCTGGTGTTGGAGATGCAGAAACAAGAGCAGCTGCTCAGAGCAGAATAGATACAAGAACCACTTTATCTCAAAATAGAATTGAAGCTCGTAAATCAGAAACAGCTGCAGCCTTGGGGGTAGTAGAGGCCAGGCGGGCTGAGTTATCAGCTACCGTTCAAAACTTTGTTGTTAACAATATTGACAATAGTCAAACCAATGCTAACACAAACAATGCTAGAAGTTACGTTGCCACTGGCAGTACATCAGATACATTTGATCTAGTTGGCAGCGGCAACGTACAAGGTGCTTTTTAATTAATCAACTTCTGCAAGTTTAGCAAAATAGCTGAGTGTGTCATCGTCATCTTCGACTTTAACATTCTCTGCTGTTACTGGTGCTTGAGTACGTTGAGGTTCAGGAGCTGACTCAGGCTCGTTCATTTGTCGAGTCTGAGCAATAGTCGGTTCACCTGCATTAGCAAATTCTCCAAGTACTGTCATCAACTTAGTTTTAAGTTCATCATAAGTTTTATAGCTTGTAGGATCAGACCATTCGGCTAGATCATACATTTTATCATAAATGGTTTCTAGTTGACTGTCATCGCCACCCAAGAGTGGAGCTGGACGAGCAAACTCAGATTTATCATAGTTACGATAGCCTTCGACATTACGAATCTTAAGTTTAAAGTCTGCGCCTTCCCACATATCAAATGGATTTACTGCATCTTCATCAGCAAATTCAGGTTGCATCATATCCATAATCTTGTCATGGATTTTCTTACCAAACTGATACAAGAAGACTTTGCCTTCACGCTCAGGATTAGATGGATCAGATACAACATAGACGTTAGTTACATAATGCAACCGACGCTTTTGCCGACGTGCAGCCTCTTTGTCTTCTTCGATACCAGTATTCCATAGTCTAGAATTAAGTTCACCGACTGGATCGTTTTGACCGATTGATGTGAGGGATTTTTCGATATACCATTGACCAGTTGGTCCTTTAAAACCATGGTCCCAGTACCGTGCCCAAGGTAGTTCGGCTCCTTCACGGGCAGGAAGGAATCGTAGAATAGCGTAACCATTACCGGCTTGATCTACTGTAGGTTTCCACAGGCGGTCATCCGCATAAGACTTCTTCTCGCCACCGCCGCCAGCGCCTTCGGCTGCCTTGATGAGTTTAGAGATGTTATCTTTGTTACGTTTTAGATTTGCAAAAGACATATATTTTTCCTTATTTGCTGTAGTATTGACTGTATTATTATACACCATTCATACGTTGATGTACACTGTATTTATTCAAAAACAATTTCTTTTTGTAAACTGTTTTGCTTATCTATCTCTTCAAACTGTTCACGTTTAATTGAGATAACTTGACATGCTTCAACAGAACTACATGGATGACCTATCTCTGTAAATCTTCCTTGCTCTAGTTTTTGAATGAATTCTAATCTTTTTATAGAGTAATATATTTCACCCATTGTTTGATCGTATAAGTTACCTAGTACTAAATCATTATTATCGTCTAAACAACAGGCGTACCAATCTCCGTTTGGAGCAATGTATGATTGGATTTTAATTCTTTCTATCTGCGGACAACTTAGGTTTGACTTTTTAGTTACGCCTAACAATCCTTGTTTAGCTAAACTTCTCTCTGACCATAATCCTGGTTTGCTATGGTGTATTTCAATATGATCGGGGCAAAACTCTCTTAGCATATTTCTAGTTAAATCGAAATTGCTATATGCTACTGCTTCACCTTCTTTTACTTGATCTGGATTTTTTCCAGAATATAGCTTAATAGTAGTTGCGTATTCAATTGCTGGCATCACCATTATATCAATCTTTATTGATGACTGATTTTCTGTATGTAGATCTATAAATGTTTTAAGTTGTTTAATAACACTTTTGAAACTAATCTTTTTAACTGCACGATAGGATGCTTCATCATGACCATCGACGTTCACGCCAACACAATCAATTAAATTTTCTTCTACCATTGCGGCAGATATTTTGCGTGACATTAACGCAAAATTGCTAAGAAAATTTATTTGTATATGAGGAATTTGCTTTCTAATATATCTTAAAATATCTAAAAAGTCTTTATGATATACAGCCTCACCGTTTTCTGATATATGAATAGCTTTTAATTCTTTAAAAATGCCGTCTTTATCATCTTTTATTTCATCAACTATCTTATAAACTAATTTGGTTTCCATATCAAAGTTATGTTTGGTGCCCCGTGATGTGGGACACCAGATGCACTTTGCATTACATCTATTGGACAGTGCTAGATTTACCTGTTTTAACATTTAATTTTGATTTCTTTCTTCGGAGTTTTCGCATTTTCGTATAAAAGCTATCGGTCCTCGATAGTAAAGTTTGCTTAAGGTTTCTGCGTTTAATACGAGCAGCTTCAGATTTTGCCATACGTTCGTCACGAGATGTGGACATTTGTATTCTCCTATTCAAAAAGTAAAGTGTTTCCTTTCGGAAGAAAGTTAAGCCGCATTGCTTCGGCTTCTATTTTATCTCGAATCGGGGTGGATATAAATTTCTTTACATCCTCAGGATCAATGGCATTTTTATCACAGACGTCGAGAACTGCATCCATGTATGTCATTTTCTGTTTGATGACAGCATTCTCAATAAGAACACTGAATTTTGATTTAGTTAAGAATTTTGATTCAATCATAGTCGCTCCAGACAGTACCGATATCTTCATAGAAGACACCATGCGTACGCTTGATTTCACCGTCTTTATCATAGGCAGGTACAGCGCAACGCCATTTGATCAGAGACTTACCGTACTCACCATAGAAATCATCAGCATATACGCCATCACGCAAATAGCGTTCTAGGTTGCGAATATAAGCTTGACAGTTATGAAACCGACTATATGCGCCAGTTTTATTATTAACATCTAGCTTCATAGCTTTACGCTCTGCGGACATAAGATCTTTTTGTGTCTTAATCCAGTTACGTACACTCTTGAGAGACATAGGCTGATCCTCTGGTACAGCTAATACATCAGGATGTATATTCTTATACGTTGGAGGATTTTTTGCCATACGCTTCTCACGTGCTAACTTAAGGCGTTCACCTGCAGCTGCGCGCTGCTCTTCTGACATTGGCTTACGTTTTTTACGAATTTTTACAGACTTGTTCATAATGTACTCCTTATTGATAACACTAGTCTAACACAGTTTTAATCAGATGTACACAGTTATTTTTCGTCTAGGGGAATTAATTCTATTTCGCCATCGCTGTGGCGTTTCCATTTTACCATATTTTCTTTAATAAGATAATCAATAGTCGAGTTGACTATATCATCTCTAAAGTCATCGCCGTCCCGTTTGCCGAGACGGTAGGTTGCATATGCCGTAACAACTGTTACAACAGCAAAAACGTACTCTAATGGAATGTACATATTATCTCCTATATTAGATATTTATACAGGAGATGCAGTAAAGTCAATTACTGAGTCAACTCGAAAAGATCGCCATCCTTTATTTTCTACGTCCCATACTGCTAGGACATTATCATTCCGCGCTTTTACTTCGCGTTCTGCAATTTTACCATTCTCAATCAGTCGATCGTTAAGCGTACAAAGCATACGTCTTTCTGTACCATCAACTTTCTTAAAAAGAACACTACACTCGCGGAGCTGCAAATGCTTAATCATTTCGCTACGTTCCACCGTAACCTCCATTGTCATTTCACTCATCACTGCTTTCGCCTCCATTAAATAATTCAGGTTTGAGTCGAATTACCTTCTCATCCCTTTCGTCCTTTTCATAAGAACTTTTTAAAATAAATTCATCAATATCGATGACTGCATCGCTATCATCGACCCAACTGGAAATTCCTATTTCCTCTTTAATCAGATCCATACTTTCGGTCAGATGCCTGTTAATATTATCAATGCTTTCATTCCAAGCTAACGTTACTTCGCATAGAGCATTGATCTTCTTATCGATGTCATCAAGCTGAGCCTTAATAGGGTTCAGCATTAATTCCATTTCAATTCCATTAATCCCACTCGTTGTCGTATCTGGTTGTTTCATACAAGGTTTCTCCATAATATTCTTTAGCATACTTTGATGCATCGGTCCAAGCATAAACATTATCTCCTTCTTTAGGAATGTCCATGAACGAACGGGCTTTTTTAGGTACACGTTTTGTGAGAGTTTTTGAGCTGGCCTTTACTTTAGCCATCCGCAGTTTTGTTGCTTTTTCGACTTTTTGTTTATGTGCG